AATACTAGATACAGTTCCGTCATGCGTAAGCTCAACACGCTTGTTGCCATTTCCCGTTGTGACCGTAACAACATCCCCCGCCACAAGATTAAGCGGCTTTGTGTCTGTTCCGATCGTGATGTGTTCACCTGTTTCGATCTTCGTGATCACAGGGTTTTTTACAGATCCATTCGCATTGATCTGGATCGTCATTCCTGTACCATCAATGCTCTGTTCATTCCGAATAACTTTGATCTTTTCTTTTTGACGATAACCAAGCTCTTCTTTGGCCGCCGTGAAAGCATGGCGGAAAGAGAAGGATGGCATAAATGAGGACATCGTAAAGCTTGTGTCGTAAAGATCATAAAAGTAAGGATCTGGGCAGATCAAAGAGACTTGATGTGTACGATATGCGTTAATCCCGTCCGAAGTTACTTTCTCGACAATATACTCAATCTTGCGTTCTTCGTTCCCGTCTCTGATCAGCAGTTCTCCAAACGTCTTTTCTTCGAACAATGCATTCAGAAAAGCGCGGTTTTCAACATAATTCCCGATGTCTTTCAGCGTCAAAACAATATTGCGCTGTTTCAAAGCCGAAGAATGATAAACAGATCCATCAACACCAGTGTTGGATGAAGTGTTGACGTTCATTGTTTTTGAATACAATCCATCAGCATCAGCCAAAAGAAAGGGCGAGAATCCGCCCTCTCCAAACGTGCAGCTGATGCCGTTTTTATTTATGCATGTAACTGATCGCATTAGACACCTCGCAATGAAAGCAGAAGCTCCCGCGTGGAATTCCGCGTCTGCCGTGCAATCTCACTTGGATCGAGCTCTGTAGGAGCATTGATTGTGATGTTCTGTGTCATCCCAGCGAATGAAGCGCCATCGGCTGAATAAGTGCCATTTACCTGTCCTCTCAGCTGAGTGTTAACGTCCGTCATCGCATCCTGCACAAGCCCCATATTGTCCTCGATGCCAACTGCAATGCCGGCAGGGAGAAACTTACCGACCTCATTAGCCATCAGCTTTGACGGAGAATGGATGCCGAAGAAACTCTTTACTCCATCCACAAGGCTCTTGCACGCGTCAATTGCGGCCCCCACAAGCCCTCTTACGGCGTTTGTAATGCCGCTGCCAATTCCTGAGATGATATCGCCGCCAAGTTGGAACCAGCTGTTATTTTTGAATGCCTCCCATGCCTTTTGACCGACGCTCTTAAGAAGATCAGGGATCTTCGAGAACAGAGATTTCACTCCACTTGAAATCAGATCAATCAGCTTTTTGCCAAGCTGCGCCCAGTTAAGCGCCTGCCATACAGCCAAGCAAGCCTGGAAGATTTGCGGCAGACACTGGAGCAGTGTTGGGATGCTCTGGATAATGCCCTTTGCCAGAATCACAATAATCTGGAAACCTGCCATCAGGATCTTAGGCATGTTGTCGTTGATGATTCCGCAAATGTCCGTGATGATCTGCGGAACCGTTTCGATCAGAACCGGGAAGCTGTTTGCAATCCCCTGTGCCAGATTGATAATCATGTTAAGGCCCGCATCCACAAGCTCACCAACATGCTCACGCAGCCCAGCGCAGAAACTCTGAATCATTGGAAGAATGTTGGAGAGAAAATTCGGAATCCCTGTCACAAGTCCCGCAGCGAGATTGTTCATCATCTCTACACCGGATTCAGCAAACTGCGGACCGTATGTCTGGATGGCGTTAAAAATAGCTGTAGGCAGCTGAACAATGATGTTGCCGACCATTGGGATGAGGTTTCCACCAACAAATGTTACCGTGCTGTCCACCATCTGTTGTAGGCTTTCCGAGATGTCGCCGCCATTCGACAGCGTTGCCATGAAGTTCTCAGCCGATGCCTTCATTGCGCCAAAGGAACCGGTAAAAGTCGTTTGCGCTTCTTTTGCAGCTGTTCCGGACAGCTTTAAATTTTCCTGGACAACATGGATTGCCTCGTAAACATCTCCCAGATTGTCGATGGAATAGTCGGTTATTTTTCCCTGCGCTGCGTTGATCTCATTTGCATCCGCAAGCAGACGCTCCATTTCTGTTTTTGTGCCGCCATAGCCCAATTTCAGATTGTCAAGCATGGTGTAATTCTGCTTGGCGAATCCCTGATATGCGTCCTGTATGGATTGCAGATTTGTTCCCATCTTTGCGGAGTTATCGGCCATGTCCATGATCGCAGTGTTGGCCGCTTCTGCCGCCGCCACCGTATCACCGCCATACGCCTGCTTTAATGCTGCGCCGAAGGAAACCGCCTGCTCCGCATAAGAATTGGCGGAAATGCCTGCCTTATAAGCCTCGTTTGCGTATTTCTTAACCGCATCAGACGCACCGTCATAAAGCGTCTCAACACCGCCAAATGACTGCTGGATCGCTCCACCAGCATCTAATGATGCTTTCAAAAACTTCGCAATTCCAGCGGACGCAATGACAGCTTTCAGCTTTGAAATCAGATTACCGCCCAGCGAAGTTCCGGCACTGTTTCCGGCGCTTTCTGCTTCCCCTCCTAACAGCTTGGAGATGCTGCCGGAGATGCCCTGAGCCGATGGAATGATGTTTACATAAGCATTGCCAAGATCCGGCATTTACTTTCCTCCTTCCATTGCTTTCTTTCGGAACTCCATAAAATCTGCACCAGATGAAAAGCCCATCGTTTTGCCTGTGCTTTCTTCTCCGGTAAACATTAAAAGGACAGATTTTGGCCGTTTGCGGCCCTTCTGCCCGTCTTTTGTTTGCATCCAGCACAAGTCATTCACTCGATCCAAAATGGCCGCCAGAAGCATCGTATTGAGCGGAATTTTGGCACCTGATAGCTTGCGCTTGATGCGGCTGTCTTCTCCCAGCCCCGATGCGAGGATCGCAATATAAGAACAAGGGAAGCGCTTCATGTCGTAGATCTGATACGTCTCCGCCAGATCGCAGATCAGCGCTCCCCTGTCTTTTGAAATCATCGAAGCCAGGACTAAGAGTTTTTTACTGTTTCGTTATTCCCACCGTAGTTAAAAATCTCATTAACTTCGGCATTCATCCGCTTGGATGAGATGTGCCCGTCAGCAACCGTGCAGTGCTTCCGCAAATCGGCGTACTGCTTTTCGCCGATCATTACCCGAACGATCTTTGCCACCTTAAAAGGCTTATCGTCCAGATCGGACATCAGCTCAACAAACTCCCAGTTGTCCGCCAGCTTCTCATCGTCAACGCGAAATTTGAACCCAGTGCTCGTAGTCCCTTCAATCATGGATTCACCTACTTCGTGATGTATTCGTAATGGTTATAACCGGCGTTGTCAGGCAGAGCCGTAATCGTCACTTCATAGCCGACCAGCTCATCGTCCTTGTAGCTGATATCACCAAGATCCGTCAGTTTTCCCATCGGGATCACGATGCGCTTCATCGCGCCATTTGCCATTGCAACCTCAATGACAAACGCATGTGTGCCAAGATCGCTCGATCCTGCTTTGACAGTCACTTTGCCATCGGACACCGTGACATTCGCATCACCGTAAACAAACTTCAGGACATCTTCGTTCATGCTCTCGATGAGAGTTGACTGGAATGTGTCAGGACGATCCGTCTGCACCGTATAAACAGTCTTTCCGCCCCATGCCTTGATGTCATCCGCTTCCGGTGCATTGCTGTTCGTCAGACCGTCATCGGAAATGAATCCCAGGCATTTAAAAGCAACATCCAATTCAGTCGATGCATCCGTTGGAAGCGTTGACCCTTCCGGAGCGATCCAGATAGCGCCGCCAGTCTTTGGCTTGGCAGCCGAAACATTTTTTACAGTTTCCATTTATTTACCTCGCATAGTATGTAACATCAAAAACCGCCTGATACCTGTACCGTCTGGTGCTGGTATCGGTAAAGTTGTAATCGGAATTTAAAGAGACTTTAGTGACAGTTTCGGAATAAACCAGATCCCGCATCGCTTCCTTTACTTTGCTGCTCAGTTGAGCAGCGGCAAGCATCGTTCCGGCATAGCTCTGCACCGCAAGCGTCGCAGTTTCCAAAAAGCCTTCATTCGTCGACGAGCTTGTTTTCTCAACAACAATGAAAGAATCCGGAACATTAACCGGAACCTCAAAGCTGACTGGAACCTGCATCACGCTTGAAAGATGCGAATAAACAATTTCCTCAATCAGCTTATTCATTTATGCGCACTCCCAAGAGCTTTCAAAAGCGTGTTTCCGCGAAGATTGGTAAAGTAGGCTTTATTCGTTGCCGGTTTAACCCGTGCGGATGCTCTGCGCTTTCCTGGCTTAACATCCGTCTCATACCCTTCCCCCGCTGCACTCTGCACCTGGCTGGCATAAGAAGCTAAAACCGCCTGCATTTCCTTCGAATTCATCAGCTCGCTCACGCCCTTCCGGTTCAGAACAAACTTGAATTTAGCCATCCACCCTTTCCACCATCACTTTCTTGTTCCATTGCAGCGGAATCATTTCATCGATCCCCTGTGTTGGTTCACCAATGGTGCGGAATGTCTGGCCGAAGAACACAACCTTTTGATCCACCCAATCATGCGCATCACCCTTCGGAATCGCAAGGACATAGGAAAGCTTCCGACCGTAAAGCTGATTCGTGTCTAGGATCTCCTGCGTTGACGGAGAACCGATCAGAACATTTTCGACCTGCTCCGTTTTCTCACTGTAAACAGCATTTCCAATGGAATCCGTTCCGGTCTGCGCTCTGGTGATGAGCGTGACCGTTACGCCCTTAATCATCGGAGCCTCCAATTGCCTGTGCCATTCCAATGCGCACACCCACACCAAGCATCTGCTTTTCCAAACGAGACACATACAGCTCGCCGCTGGAACCGTTGGAAAGTGTCCAAGATTGAGAGTACCCCATCGCCGTTGTGGTCCCCTGCGTCGCCCCGATTGGAGCTGCAGAAACGTCACCGTCACCGATTGCACGGCGCACCATGCGGCAGGAAACCAGCTTCTTGACATCATCCGAAGCGGAATTGCTTACCTGGTCGATAATAATTTTCGCTTCGTCTAAAAGAGCCTCCGCCCTTTTCTGCTCATCTTCATCAAGGCTGCGGAATCCAGCCTCAACATCTTTCGCTGTCGCATATGCCGTCATGTTTAGCCTCTCTTCTTCTTTACCACCGGTTCTTCTGCCTGATCAGCTTTGACCTCTTCCGTCCAAACGAGATCCAGCTTTTCCAGATAACCGGCACGATAATCTTCAGCAATGAAGGCGTCGCCGGCTTTCCGGTCGACACCCTCCTGAAGATCAAAAAAATCTGTCCGAACGATCGCCCGCTTCATTAGGCAGCCGTCGTCACCTTGACGATACGATCCAGATAAATCGGCTGGACGGCGAGACCGGAGAAAGCAACGACTTCAAGCGCACCGTTTTCGTAACGCGGACCGTTGTGAACTGCGATAATACCGGATTCGTCGGCTGTCATATCCATTCCAGGGATGCTGGCGATGGATGCCGCAACGAGATCCAGATTCTCCGCAGCCGTGCCATAAACCGTGCCCTTCGTAACATTAGAGTCAATGACCACATTACCGATTCCAAGGAAGTTAGCCAGATAAGACAGACCGAAGTTGTTTTCCAGCGTAACCGTATGGCTTCCGAGATATTCAAATGCATCGTCAGGGTTTGCAAAGATAACCGGCGTATAAGCCTCATCCTCAAAAGCCTTTGCCAGTGCAGCTGCAGCCGCAGCAACCTTGCTCTGGAAATCCTTACCCGTTGCGGTTCCAGTTCCCTTTGCAATTGCCGTAAAAATCGAAGCGCGTACACCCTTCTGGATTTCCTTTAACAGTGCCGTGTTGGAGCCGCCAACCGCGACGTCGTAGCCCTTCTTGCCGATGTCCTCGATCGAAGTCAGATTGCGGTACTTGCCATAAGTAAGCTCGGCAATCTCAGCATCTCCCATTGCAATACCGGAATCCGGAATCAGCGCCTTTTCTGCTACCTTTTCCGTCGAGAGCTTGCCCGAAGACTTGTAAATCTTGTAAGCAGTTCCCGGAGCCATAACGTTTACATCCGTCTTGCTAAGGACAGCCATGAGATTGTGAAGATCAGTCGTGAACTTGCCAACGAAGTTGATGTCCTGTGCCTGTGCCTGAATAGAAAAATCTGCCATTTTTATTCTCCTTTATTTTTTCTGAAATAAGCCAATGTTGGCCTCAATAGCCTTTAACCGTTCTCTTTCGTTTTTGATCGAAAGAATCTGCTCCTTTGTCATCGTCGGAGCATGGATTTCACCGCCGTCGTGAACCTGCGGATACTTGCCGCCTTTTGCGAATTCAAGAATCGCTTTTGCCTGTGCAGTGCACGATTCTTCATCTTCACCAGACAACAAATTGGCAGGTACGCCGGTTGAAGTAGATACGTTTTCGCGGATCTTGCGAAGATTGTCAGCCTTTTCCATCGATTCCAGCTTGGCCTGCAGTGCCTGCGCTTTTTCGGTTGCTTTCTGAAGTTCTGACTTGTTGGCTTCTTCCGCCTCGTCAAACTTACTGGCCTTGGCCTTCAGATCGTCATAATCCGCATACTTCGCACGTTCTCTGCTCAGGCGCTCGCCGATGATTGCGTCCATCTCCGCCTGCGTAAACGTGCGATCCTGCTTTTCAGCAGTCGATTCATCCTGATTCACAGTTTTGCTGTTTTCATCAGCCATTTGAAACATTCCTCCTATGAGTTCTCCCTCGTTTTAATGGCACGAGTTGCCATATGAAAAGCGGACATTTCTGCCCGCTTATCATCTTCATTCAATGTCTTAGCTATTTTTCAACTATTTCCCATCTGCCACCCTTAGAACTGCCATCAAGAGGCGCTGGATTAGTTGGCGAGTATAAGTAATCTTCACCGCTATCATCAATAACCCGATACATGCCAGACTTGTCAATAGAGGTTTCGTAGACTTTCCCGTTTGTAAGTCCAAGACCGCCATAGAATGTTTCACCAATATATTTCAATTTCATTTGGGAATTACCTCCTTGACCTTTTCTAGATGTATTATACCATCTTGCTTTTCATACCAATGAACATCTATTACAAATCTATTGCTGACTACTTTGCCGGCTCTCTTTTTCCATTCTTCTTTAGTGCCTCCAAACATAGCTATCAGATCATTGATGTGTCTAATTTCTGTTTTTGCCCCATTTCCAGCTATTGTAACCGGGTGTTCTATTTCTGCACCTTCAGGTATATATAGCTGTTCTCCAGCAAAAACAAATGGTAATTGTGAAGGCAAAGAACGTTGGTTCTTTTCTTGATATAATTTTCTTCTTCTCCTGTTTCTTGCTTCTGCTATGTCAGGATAGATCTGTCGTCTGATCTCCCTGATCTTAGCATCTGACGTTGACCCATCTGCATTGTTATACATCTCCAGATATTTATCTGGATCATAAACATAATCATAGGCATGCTGCTGTGCTTCGTTGAATGCAACAGCAAATGTGCAATCACAATGTGAATGAATATGTTCTGCATGATCGCCCTTCAGAACTTTCTTGGAAGCCTTCTGCCATCCCCTTGAAGCCAGTGTGATACAGAAAGCGCAAGTGTCACCGGTTGGAATCCACGCCCAGTATGCGCCGTCTCTGATCGCATTCTTGATCGTGGTATCAGCTCCAGCCTGTTTCACCAGTCTATCGGCAACACCTGAAATCAGATTACCAGAAGGTGATTGCTTCATACTGCCGTTCATTGCCTTTGATACTTCCTGATAGGTAGCAGTTGCCGCCGGTTCAGCTGGAGGAACCTGAGCATTCCAATAGACAGCGAGTTCGTCATACATCTGACATGCAAGCTCAGCAGATGCTTCACCATACTTGGTGACCAGTGCATAGGCATAGTCAATCATTTCCTGGTCCATCTGGAAACTATGTGACTGCGCATAGGCCTGCATCTGATCGGCAGCCTTCTCACTTATCCGTCTAAGCTTGTCTTTGTACTTCTTCCACTCCGACGCTGTTATTGTCAGTTCCTTCATCACTGAACTCCTGATCTAATAGTGCTGCACCTCTGCTTCTCTGCTCCTGTGCCTTGATCCGGCGGATATCTGCTTGGTCAAAGCCGACCATTTCAAGGAAAATATCAGTGCTTGCAAAATCCTGCCGAACCGACGCGATCTTAACAGCTGCGTCAGCTGTAGCCGCAACAGATGGCATTGCCGGATTCTTAAAATGAGCAACAATAGATCTCTCATCATCCGAAAGCTGATCCAACGTAACGCTGCGGGCAATTGCCTGAGCCATCATTGCGATCATCTTCAATGCTTCCCCATTTGCCGCGTTAAGCTGTTCCGCAAGCGTTACAAGCGTCTGTGTCTGTGCAAGGATCGCATCACTCGATGATGGATTCGCGTCGTTGATAACGCCTGTGTCAGTTACGGACAGCCCTGTGGCTGCGCTGAATTGCGTTGCAAGCAGCCGCATCATCTGCACATGCGGCTCGATGTTGCCCTGTTGGAGCTGCCCAAAAACAGGATTCTGACCTGTTTCCGGATTTGTCGTTGCCATCAGAAGCGATCCGACATACTGCTTAAACTTCTCGTTGATCAGTGCATCATACTGATCATCAGTGACACCAAGTAAATACTTTTGCGGCGATGTCGAGAATTCCAGGCCGATTGTGGCATTTGCAATTGTCCGAACATATCCCTGAATCAGTCTCCGAATCGGTTCTTTGATTCTGGATCTTCCGAATGGCTTTGCACTGGTGGCATTCCAGATCATCGGTTCCATCAATGGTCTCCCCATCTTGTGTGGATGCCGCTCTGCAAACCATCGATAATTGATCCGTCGCAGAACCCAGATGTCCGTATCGGTATACATATTGGCTTCCGATGGCCGCCATGAATTGTCAGAATCATCTTTTTTCGTATCGATGATCGCAAGGCCGCAGGAAATACGCCCTTTCTCTCCATCCCACAATGCGGATGCTGTCTGTGGTGAATGGAACCGAATGCGGCATCCTCCGGCATCCTGATCAGCTGATAACGTTGCAAAGGTGCATCCAAACTTCAGCTCATCGCGGCAAGCTTTCATGTATTCGGAAATCAGCCTGTTTCCGTTCACAATCGGGATCATTGAATCCACAGCATTACCGTTTGCGCCAACAAATCCGTCAAACATCGACCGCCCAGCCAGCACATCGACGCATTTAGCACCCCACTCGCATCCAATTTCAAGATTCTTGATGTTGTCAGGAAGTGCAATGCCTAGATTTACTTCAGCAAGCGGGATGTGGCCTTCGTAATATTTCGATTTTTCTTTATTTTTCTCCTGATGATGGTTAAACGCAGCCACAAGATCATCCAGCTGTGCAACAGCCAGCGGATCGTCGAGACCATCAACGCTTTTTGCATCAATCCCAATCGAATTCATTCTTAACCCCCCTTACCCGATCCGCATCTTTCTGCTTGGATCTCGTTTACTATTTCTGGCTCCCCATAATGCCAGGGAGCATGCTTCGATCGGCGCTGATTCATCGCCACCAAAGCCCCAGCCGCCGGCAATAGGCCGCTTAATAGAAGAAAGAGCGCTCTCATTTAGAACGCTCTGTTTGCTAAACCATGTCACTGTTCCTTCGTTTAACTCATTTACCAGGACGCTCGCAGCGGCCACCATTTCGACCGCCCGCGGCTTAATAACTGAACCTTTGAACCGCCATGCATCGTGGATCTTATCGACGAGAAGATCCACACCATTCCGGCCATCAATCACTACGCAGCATGCTTCTTTTTTCCTTTTATCCAGCCAACCCGAAAGCCACTGGATGCCTTCTGCCGTCGATTTTTCTTCGATAACTGAGATCCTCGCTTTTCCTTCCTTTGGAATCACTGCACCGGCAAGGCATACTATGCTTCCGTCAGCTGTAAACTTAACTCCATAGGCTGTCTTGCCTTCCGGTTTTGGATCGTCGGATGCACATGCCTTCCACGCTTTCGGATCAAGCGCCATTTCCTTCTTTTCGGTAACGACCGGTGTCCACCACCCAAGCCGCTCTCGCGCAAATGTATCCGGGTCCATCTGTTCGCTCTCAGCTTCGACAGTCGAATACTGGATGCGCCTCCCCAGAGCCGGATTGCTTGCAGCCCATCTGTCAGGGTCGTGGATGTCTCCAATCTCAGGAACCGAGAACTCGAACCATGCCAGCTTTTTTGTTTCCCTGCCTAATGCCTTATCCCGCAGGTCGCGGAAAACCGTCGCTGTTACCGTCGGATCTGGAGGCGTTCCGACATAAACTGTCTGTGGATTCAGCGATGCGGAAATAGCGGGAAGGAAAGATGCCTGTGCATTTTCGTCAATCTCCTGAGCCTCGTCGATAATCAGAAGATCACCGTGTTGACCACGGCCGCCGTTTCTTGTTCTTGCAAGGAACTTGATCCTGGCACCGCTTTTTAAGATGATCTGCTCTCTTCCAATAGCTGTCTTTATCTCGCTGACGTACTTCCTTAGCGCTGGTGTTTCAAAGAAGTCGCGCATTTCCTCGAAAGTTTCTGTAGCAGTTTTCTGAAGATGAGCAGTGTAGATTACCTGCTCGTTGAACAAAATCATTCCGGCTTCTGCTCTGCCCTGCACCAACAGGGATTTACCATTCTGACGCGGAACAGATCCTCCGCATGTTGACGCCGACCATCTTCCGGCTGGTGTCCGGCCCATCCAATCACAAAGAATGTCCGCCTGCCACTCGTCAAGGACCAGGCCGCCAAGACGGAGTATCTTCTCCGCATCCATCCCATCCGATTCGGAATACTCAGGAGCGATCCTTACGGACGGCACCTGGCTTCCCATCAGAAGCTCGTTCTGTGAGAATCGCTCCGATCTCGTCCGTTTCTTCATTTGTTCCTTCAATCTCCTCGATTTCCTTTATTGTTTCCCTGTACTGTTTAGCCAGAGGAGCAAGCTGTCTGGCATCGTCTGCATCGGTGTCTGCCCTGTCAATCAATGCGGCAAGCTTATCCGCTAGTGTCTTCAACTTATCAAGACGTTTGCCTCTCTTGTTCGCAATCGATAATTTTTTATAGGCCATTTCAAAAAACTCCTGTGTGTAAATCGGCGCTGGATGGCGTGATGCTCGCTAGGGGCATGGGGCAGGGGTCTCCTCCCACCTACCACTTTCCATCGCTCTGAATCTTCTGCGGCTTGATAATTTTGAGCTCAGGATTTCCTACCTTATCCCGCTTCTGCGCATTGCACCAATAATGCGCCGGCTGCAGGTTGTCCCAGTCCTCCGCCGCTGCTCGCGCTGAAGAGTAACCAAGCTGCTTCCACTTGCTGATTGGCTTGATCTCATCGATCACAAATGAAAGCGGATGCTGCGCATCACTTTTCTCATCGTAATGGATCGGCCCCAGCCTGCCGTGACAGATGCCGCACTCTCCCCCGATGGCCTTCATCCTGGCTCTGTACTTGCGGCGCAGATTACCGTTGGCAAACCTTGGATTGCTTGCCATCAGATCCTCCCCCGGTCAATGTTGTGCTGTACATCCCACCAACGCCGATACCGTTTGCACTCGCGGATGTCGTCTGTCGTCCAGCACCGCTCAACGCACTCCGTGCAAGGACAGGACGCCAGCTGCTCGATGCGTCGGATGGCTTCTCTGTATTCTTCATCTGACAGATGGGACAGGTCATGCTCACGGTCGATATCTGTCATGCGTATGCCTCCAAAAAGAAAGAGGCCGGGAAGATGTATGTCAGAAAAGGATGATACCGGCCTCTTATCAAAGGAAAACGGCAGCCATCTTTCTGACCGCCGTTCTTCACGATATCAATATATCAGAACCGGAGTCATCATTGGTCAGCAAAAGTCCGCATTGTCCGCAA